ATGGTTTCAAGTATAGGTATGTTTCCTATCTTACGATACTATTGTTTATGGGAAGAGCATTTTTGGCATTTCCGGAAATGTGCGGAAGTATGGGATTTTTTCTGGTACTAAAAATTCAAGTTCTGGCCAGAAATACTTTTCGGGTGATGCCCCAGGGAATCTATATTACATATCTTTTGCCCCAGGGTTTACGCCTTTGGCGGTAACTGCATATAAACATCAACAGGGGGCTGATAGTTCAGCACTTTCCAATTATGGTCAATTTATCGTATCTGCCCAATATTCCCCTGCTGCCTGGAGTGTTAAGTCTACAATGAACAGTGGCAGTTTAATAATACCTGTAGCGTCTGGAGGAGCTACTTACAATGTTCTGGTAGTCGGCTATTATTAATATCCTGCAACACAATACCATACGGTACGTCCGCCCACTGTAACTGGTACCACAGCTTTGGTGGAATTAATATACCAAGTTGAATCTGTATTGTAGTCGAAACCATATCCGCCGCCTCTAATATGTACGGGATTTCCCCAGTATGCACCGATAAGGTCACCATCCGTCCATGCAAGTAACGAAACAGTCATACCTATAGGAATCTCAGCATAATACATCCACGCCGAAGGTCCATTATGATACTTCGTACTATTCGCTGATGTCACAGTACCGCTTTTAGAGTTAAAGCGTTTAACATTGCCAGCCACACCAAATATAGACTTCCCATTAACAATATTATTTGCAGTTAGGTTCCCATCTCCCTTAATGGTCTGTGCACCTGCAAGGAACTGGTTGGCGGCAATGACCTGGTTGGCAGTCCCTGGTGTATAAGTCTTGGCAGCTATCTCTGCCATAGTTCCAGTTAATGGGTTTCCATTCTTATCAACAATTACTTTTCCTTTGCGTACATCAGCGGCTCCTGCTGTCACTGGGTCAAGGTCAGTTCCCCCGCCATAAGGTATCCAGATATCACTCATTTACGCTCACCCCCACCAATTTCACATTAAAATCAGAAGACGGCTTTTTTGCGGGACAGCAGAACATCGCCTGGCCGTTCATTGCCTTTCCCGCTTTGACCAGCGCCCCCATCTTGTCCCATACGGAGGCTGTTGCAGACGCCGTATCCGTCTTAATTGCTGACATCATCTGCACATGGTCTGTTTCTTTCAGACCAGGAACCGACACAGTCTGGGTGTATGGAGCAGTGCTGCTCCAATTGGCCGCCAGAAGAGTTATTTCCACTTCTCTGGTCATACGGTTAATCTCAGTCGTAATGGCGTTAATATCATTCTGACCGAACTTATCTCCCTTCTGGGTATAGACAGTGGCATCTGCTATCGTACAGGTCCCGTCCTCATTGGTGGTAATCCTCCAAATCCTGGAACCCTCAAATATATCGTCTTTATAGTCTGTCCTCAAACTCATTCAAATACACCTCCGTTCAATGTGAAAGCCAGGCGTTTAATACCATTAGCCCTCCCCTGGATATTAAGGTAAATCCGTAAACAGGCTGATTCTATCCGGTTCAGCTCATCCCACTTGATGAAGCGCCCATTGGCTGAGTAAGCCTGGCTCACCCCCACCTCAAAAGGATACGTACCTGCGCAGACAAAGTCTATATTGGCCTCAAAAAGGTTAATTTCATCTGCATAAAATCCATAGTCTTGATATGTCTTATCTTCCCCCATTTCCTTAAATTCAAAGTCTGGCCACAGGGTAAGAGCCTGGGCGCGTATCTCATTGATATTACCCTTGATACGGTTATAATCTCCGATATTAAAATAATCACCGGCCTTCCAGTCTGTTTTTGGCTGTTGCCACATAGCTCATATCCCTCCTTGCCTTGATGGTCCCACTCAATCCACCATTAAATTTCAAAGTGTGGTCTGTCACCCGTATCAACAAATCCGGAACATACTTATTTTCCAGGAATGCGATATCATTTGCATCTATCCTTGGCTCTCCGCGGTACTGCAGGTCGTATTCCCGGTCAGACTTCATGTAGTCGCCTATCCAATCAGCCAAGTTAGCTGCATGTACCACATCCGATACCAGTGGATTCTCCCATGTTTCAAGTGCTCCTGTGGGGTTCAGCTGGCGGCTCACCTTAGCCTGTGTAATAACATATTCTTTTCCCGTTATAACCACCTCAGCCGCTTTTGCAGCCCCTGTAAGCTCCACGGTTGCATAATAGGCACTGCTGTCTACGATTGCCGCTGCCTGCCCTTCTGGCGGCTCCGTAAGTGATACAGCCAGACCATAAGACGGGTTAGAGAAGTAAAACGTATACCGGTTGTCCTGGACTGTGGCCGTAATAGTCTCCCTCACCAGTTCCTTTGCATCCTCCATGCTAAGGTTATAAATAGTCCGGACCACTTGCAGCTCCCTCACCCTGGTTAATTGCGTGCCCTTAGGCGTTTTGGTCAGCTCCACACCATACTCCAGGGCATAGTCCGTGCTGTCCCCGAACGTAATGTTGTCCAGGGTTACCCGGTTGTTTGGACATCCCCGAAGGAACTCCAGAACAAGATAATCAAACTCCGGAAACTCATGTCCGACCACATGAGTCTGACTAAGTCCTGAAACACTGTAATCCTCCATGTGCTTTCCATTGTTATAGGCATGAAACACAACTGTGTCCGGCCAGTTCCGGCCAAATTCCAGAGTCAGGCCGAAGCATTTGAAGGCTGCCTCCATAGTTATACTTATAGTTGGGTTTTCAGTGAACCTTCCCTCACTGTCTGCCACTGCATCCGATATATAACCGACATTAAGATAGGTTGTGCCATCAGCCTGCCGTGGAAGGAAATACATGGCCCCGTCCACAGTTACATGGTCCTGTCCAACCAAGGCGTACATATTTTTTCCGGTGTAGTCCAGCACAGCACCGGCATTAGAAAAATATGCCTCATTGTCAGAAGCCGCTGTCATTTCAGGCACAAAACTGGATTTCAGGAATATCTTCCCGGCTCGGTCCAGATAGAGGACGCATCTGCCGGCATTTGCGATAAGCTGCAGTGCCTCCTTATGTGCCACAACCGGCATCGGATTGGTTGTCAGTACATCCCTAAGGTATGGGTCTATCCAGTAGTCCCGGTAATCCACCTGGGCATCTGTCAGTACATCCACAGCCAGGTCATACAGGCTTATGCCATCCGGGCAGTACTTCCCACGATAATATGTCCCGTCCATCCCGTCAAACCGGTCGGATGCCTGGAAACTCATTTCTGTGTCATCAGCGGACCAGGACTTTAATGCAAGGGTTATCCCTGGAATCCACTCAATCCTTCCATCATCCATGGCCTGTCCATACAGCGCTTCAATGTTCTGTCCAATCTCCAGAAAGTTTACCGTGCTCTCTTCATTCTCCACATCGTAAGCACGGTCCTTGTTATCTACCGTCACATCAAAATCAATGCTAGGCAGTTCCTCCGATATCGGGCTGATATGCTCCTTCTTGGTTGCTGACAGTATCTTCTTGCTGTCAAAATAGATGCCTATCCCCATCGTTATCTGGTTAATGCGCAGCCTGCTCTGTCCATTGGCCATGACAGACGGCACAAAACGGAGGAAGGTTGCAGCCGGAAATATCTCCTCTGTTACATAATGCCCACTGGTATTCCCGGTTACTTCTACGGTATTGCCATCTGATATGATACTGAAATCCACAGGGTATGCCCTGCCGAATTCCACGGTCAGCCCCTTAATATCATACTGTACCGGAAAACATATCTCTATGGGCCTCAGAATGCCATCCGTTACAATTCCTTGGTTGAGCACCACATCTGCTGTATCCCTGGGCAGGAAATACATGCTGCCGTCTACTGTGGTATAATTCTGGTCGCAAATGGCATACAGCTCGTTCACCTGATAGTTGTCCATCGGCTTTGTGAGATTGGAATAATATGTGTAATCACCCTGATTTGGTATATAAGCGGATGCCTGGGCCTGCTGGTTAATCAGGCCGATGCTGACGCGCAGATGGGATAATGGGTCCCTCCACTTTCTGCGCATCATGTCCTTATATTCATTACTTGCCGCCTGCACTACTCCATCACCCCGCAGTCTATCAGGTTTACCTTGCAATCCTTATACATGGTAGGCAGCCCATCCGGACCTACCTCGTCTATCTTAGCCGTCCGGTTCCCTGGATACATCCTCTCCGTCTTCCAGCAGTTGTTTTTCATATCCGGAAACTTGACCGTCACCACAAACTCCTCAAACTCTTTCAGGATGCTGCTCCAGGTTGCCGCATCCAGATAGGACCACTGCAGGCCGTCAATCTTATCCTGGTCGCGGCCCACGCGCTGCCCTACGAATTCCCCCAGGGCGTTCTTTCCCTGGTTCACGTTCGTAGCAATGGTTAGGCCCGGACCCCGGTCATAGTTTGGATATTCATGTCCATTAATATAAATAGACACTCCGGCCACCTCCTTACGTTGTGCGCAGCGTATATCCGTTACGCTTGTCCAGTTCCACCAGTTTCTGCTTGATTTCCCGGATATCGATGTTGACCGTCAGATCCATCCGCTCAATCAGGTCGATGATATTCCTGAGCAGTTGTACCATCATCTCCAAATAGTAATCGCTCATGTTATTGCTGCTCTGCTGGGATGCCAGAGCCACTGCCCGGTCTACCATGGCCTGCATCTTATCCTCAGGAGCCACAATCTCACCATGGTGTCGGTTATCACCTATCATGGCCAGCTGCGGGGTGTTGGCACGGACAAAACCGCCCTGGGCCAGACGTGGGAGGTGGATGTTAGGAATGGTTGGAATCAGCTCTGCACCGATGCCCGGTATCTTATCCGCCACCTCGTTTACAGCGTCTATCATGGCATTAATCGCATCAATAACCCTGTTGGCCATGCTTTCTACGCCATTGATAATCATGTTGATGATATCTTTTATATCTGCCCAGATACCATCCCAGGTTTCCTTTGTCTTTTCCTTTACCGTATCCCAGACGCCAGTAATCGCGTCTTTCATGGCCGTGAACTTCTCATCCACTGCCGTCTTGATTGTATCCCACAGATTTGATACGAAATCCTTAATGGACTCCCATATTTCTGATGTCTTACTCTTGACATTCTCCCAGGCTGTACTGATAGATGCCTTGATAGCATTGAATAACGTGCCAGCCAGGGACTTAATATTGTTCCATAAACCGTCAATAAATGACTTAATAGCATTCCATACCGCGGATGTTTTTGTCTGTATTGTTATCCATGCACTTGATACACACTCAACAATGCCATTCCAAACCTCTTGCCAGCTAACATTAAGATTTTCTGTAAGGAAAGTGATTATTCCCGTAAGCACATTAATAGCATCTGCAACAAACTCTGTAATTGCGCCTATCACAAAAGAAAGAATATCTATTGCAGCATTAAACGCTCCCACTATATACGGAGCCAGTATCTCAATGAACCACTCAGCAAAAGGCTTAAGTTTAGTTTCCCAGGCTTCCATCATACTGGCTATTGCAACCTGCACCAATTTGGAAACAGCTTCTATTATTCCATCAAAAGCCACTGCTAACCCTGCAAATGGACCATTTCTTAATGCCTGTATTGCCTCGCCTGCTTTCTGTAGCGCGGGAACTAACCACGCATTAAAAGCATCAAGGATGAGACCTACTGCATCTGATATTATGGTTGTGATGAAACCGAAAACAGGGCTAATCACACCGCTATATAAATCATTAATCTTTTGACCGACATAAGTCACTGCATCAGCCATCACCCCCATTGCAGGGGCAAAGAAGTCTGCTAATCCAGATAGCGCCTCAACAATTTTATCCTTATTATCAATAATGGGCTGAACAAACAATGCGATGAGGTCACAACTAAAATCCATCAACAGTTCAGTGATATTAAGGAAGGTATTGCTAAATATGGCAATAATACCAGCTCCTATCTGCTGAAAACTATCAAGTCTTAATACCTCAAATATTTTTCCAAGGGCCTGAGCAAAACTTCCTGCAAATTTTGCAATCTCGGAACCCGCATCGAATAATGCAACTAACTTCTTTTTGATGAAATCCTTGTTTTGGTCAAGATATTTAGCAATTGAACCAACAAGGAAATCCGCTATGGATACTCCGATGCTTGCCGCGGAACCAGTAACCTGTCCCAGGCTATAGGCCATCTGGTCAGCAAATGAATTAACCGAAGCCAACACCTCCGGCGATGTGAATATATCCCTCAGGCTCCCCTTGATGCTGTCTATGGATGACTGTATACTATCAAAGGCGGACGTATCACCAAAACCATCCCAGAATCCTTCCTTAAACAGTCCCGCAAGCTCCCTGGCCTTTTCAATCAGCCCTGCATACTTACTGTCCATCTCATCCACGGCCGAGGTATCAATCTCACCCATGTCAAACTCATCTGCGGAGTACCCTCCATCAACTCCGCCTCCGGAACCACCCCCAGAATCCGTATCCGGGTCAATGATGTTCAGCTCGTCAATGCCCGTGGTGACGCTTTTCATGTCCTTGGCGGCCTTCTTAGCGGCCCCACCTGCTCCACCTGCCGCGGCACCGGCCTTATCAGCAGACTGGGCCATCGCCTCCATACCAGCCGCGGCCGCGGATGCGCCTCCTCCGCCTTTCTTCCCGGTCACCATCTCTGTGAATGCCTTGAAGGCATTGGCCAGGCTCATCAGCTTACTGATGATGCGGTTGATTACCTGAATGACCGGTGTCAGTACATTAATGAGTCCTTGTCCGATTGTGGCTTTAAGGCTGTCAAACTGCAGCTTTAGGACACGCACTTGGTTCGCCCAGCCATCCGCCGTCCGGATGAAGTCCCCGGATGCCAGGGACAGCTGGTCCTGCACAAACTTATACCGCAGAGCTACCTTCTCAGCTTCAGACATCTTTGTCGTTACCTTACCATAGCCATTGGCCAGGGCATAGCTGTCAAGGGCGCTCTGGGTCATGACAATGCCAAGGTCCTTAAGAGTCTCTGTTTCACCCGTAAACACGGATTTCAGCTTTGTGTATGCCTCGTCCTGGCTGATGTTATAAAAGGATGCCACATCCCCAGCCAAGCCTGTCAGGGTCGTGGCCATCTCATAGGCCTGCTGCTCCCCAAAGCCGAATGCCTTGGACATTGCGCCGAAGGTGCCGGTAAATTTCTTAGCCATGGTCTCAGACAGGCCGAAGGACGTTATGGCATTTTTAGCAAAGTCATCCACCTGCTTTGACATCCGTGGGAATGTGACATCCACCACGTTCTGGACTTCCGCCAGGTCGGAACCCAATTCAACACACTGCGCACCAAAGTCTATGATTTTTTTTACTGCAAAGGCCGCCGCAAGGGCTGCACCTGCCTTCTTGGCCAGTCCCTGAATGCCAGCCATCTGCTGCTTGAATTGATTCTGGTTGACCACAAGGTCAAGGCCAATCTGGCCTACACTGTCAGCTGCCATACATATCACCTGCCTTTTAATTCAAAAGCAGGCTCCGGCTCGCTACTCCTTTGGTGCGGCTCTAGGCTCTGTCATTTTTATATCTAACCTGTTTATGGTTTTACATCTGGGACATTTGATTTCCCCCTTAACATATTCCGCCAGGAGAAGGGTCTGTCCACACCTTGCGCATCTTACTTTCTCAATCTTAACCACCTCCGCACATAGCCGCAAACATCTTCTCCAGATTAGCCATTTCCTTCTCGAAGGTTTTCTCATCCATTTCTTTCATTTCCCGGTTACGCCAATCGTCATATATACGGCGCTGGTCCTTGGTGTAATGCTTGATGATATCCTTATCCGTTTCGGACCGGATGGCTACCGCACGGCCTAATGCAGTCTCCGGGGACAGCCCGGCAATTAGCGCCTCGAATTCATCCCAGGAGACTGTTTCAAATTCTTTCGTTCTGATTCTTAACCCGTACTGCGACAAAAAGCTGGAGACTATCAGGTCCCAGTCCTCAAACATATCGTAGTACGGGTCACTGCTCTCCCCCGGCAGGTTCCTCCACACCGGAAATAAGCTGGACCGCTTCCTGAACCACAATAATCAAGTCCCCAAAGCCCAGCTTCATCTTCTCCATCTCTTTCTTGGATTTTTCCGGAAACATTAAGTCATATGCGTCCAGGATTTCCTGTGCACCTGGGTTATCCGCCGACATCAGCCCCATGACTTTAAGCATGGTCGGAGCATCTGCATTGACTTCCAGCGTCTTTCCTTTGATTACCAGGGATGGGTTTTCCTCAAAGCTCAGTTTATCTGTGATATCTACTTTCCTTGCCATTCTCTATTCCTCCTTATGCTCCAGGCGTGGGCGCCGGTGTAAATGTCGGGGCACCATATCCCGTCACTTCAAACTCCAGGGTGTCAATGTTGGTTGTATCACCGCCTCCTGGAGTGGTCACATTAACGACCACGTCGCAGGCCAGCTTTGCACCGGACACCATAGTCCACTCAAACTTCGTCATGACGTCCTGGCCGAACTTCCAAGCAAGCCCGGCTATATAGTCATTGGCCGGGTCACCTACAGACCGCTTTCCCTTGAATGAAAATCCCAGTTTCTTTCCTGTCATGGCTGCCTTTGCCCAGCCCTTCGCATCCATGGAGTACCATTCTTCTACAGTACCGTCAATAGACGGAGCGAAATTCTCCAAGTCTAACGGTACAGCCATATTCTCCTCTGTGCTTTCGAGGCCTTTTATGCCAAACTTAAACACATTGTTATGCACCGGATAAACTCTTCCTGCTGCATCTGCCATATCTCATTCCTCACTTTCTCTGATACACAAAATCCAGCCATATCACATATTCATATACACCATTTTCATCCGTTCCCACATCAACCGGTTCCGGTACCTGGAGGATGATACAATTAATGGATGTATCCCCTATGGATAAGCTGGATACGTTTTTAAGTTTCTCATATAGTGCATAGGCAGCCCGCTCTGATGCCTGCACATCCTTGTCCCAATGGACCAGCAGTGATATACGCCGGACATCATAGCTGCTGTAATCATGGCCACCCAGCGCCATCACGGGAGGGCCGCTGCCCGGACGATGATATACGCCGATGGAATGGTCCTTCTTGTTGTTCAGTTTTCCGATATAGACATTCCTGTCAGCCGTAATTCCCAGGCCTCCTATGTATCCCCGGATGTCATCCAAGGTCAGCATCATACACCACCTACTTTCTTGTAAAACCGCTTAAATGCATTCCTGGCAAAATCCTGGCTTACTCCACCAGGTAACCACGGTTCGTACCATTCACCGCCGGCAAACGGGTTCTCATCCGTCTGGAAATTGTATTCCGGATGAAAATACAGACGCCGCGCATAGGGAGTGTTTACCACCAGCGTCGCTTTCCCTTGACCACATTCTTTGTAATCCGCAAAAAAGCTGTCCTCCTCCAGGTGGCCTGTGTCAAAAGGCATCACCTGGGCCTGGACAACTTCCGTGTGCAGCGCCTCCGCTGTCATCTCCAGGGCGGTCACTGCCGCCTGTGTCAGCTGCTTAATCCGCGGAAAATTCATCTTCACAGTTGATTTCACCTGCATCAAACCACCTCCAGCTGGCAATAGTTCACCGTCCCATCCGGGTTCCTGGCTTTCATCCCCTGCTCAATTCTCCGCTCTTCCCCAAATATGGTAACGGTACCCCCGCTTAAGGTTGGGAAGTCCGGGGCAATGTCCTCAGGAATCATGGCCGTTCCGGTTATCTGTACAAGCTTCTTTTCTGCGGTTAGGATGGTCTTAGCGCGGTCCTGGAAGTTGCACTTAAGGTTCAGGTCCAGCACCCGCTCCGGCTGACCATGGTTATCCGTATCCTCTGACTCCAGGTGGACGTGTATGTCCGTCCTACAGAGCCGTCTTGGCACTAAGCATGGATATTTCATTGCCTCACCTCGCTAACCGGCAGCACAGGCCTGTCTGGGACAGCAGAGCGTACACATCACGCTTCATAGCCACGCCCTTGTCTGTAAATACGTTCCAGCTGCTGCCAAACTGTGCCGACACACCGTTGATGCTGTAGCCCTGCAGGATGGTGTTAATCTCATCTGCGTTCTCATACTCAAAATCCGCCTGCTGGCAGACCACTTCCCGAATAACCTCCTGCTGGAAGACTGTCAAACTGGAAAATCCCTGGCCCACAATGCGGTTGTAGGTCAGGGAATCAATGTGGCGGCTGGCCTGCTTAAGGGCCTTGTCCAGCTCGTCCATGGGGATTACATTCCCCTTGTATGCATCACAGTAGTATTCATATGTGACATAGGGCTCATAGGTCATGTTACTCACCTGCCTTCTTGCTCTCCGCTTTCTTTGCCGGTTCCTGCTTCGCAACCCGGAGTGAAGCAATCTCTGCTTTCAATGCTTCGTTTTCAGCATATCTTTCGCCCGCTAAAGTTTGCAGGCGCTCAATCTCTTTAACCGCCTTCACATATTCATCATAAGGCACTGTCTTTCCGCGTCCATACGCAGTCACCTGACCATCATCGCCCACAATATCAAAGCCAGCATCCTGATAGGACTTCTGCTGGCTTTCATCAATGGTGTACTCTTTATTTCCCTTAACTGCTCTCATACTTCCTCCTTACGCTCCTGCTGCCTCTACGTTCATGGCACATCCCTCAATCTTCTTCTCAAGAAGGAACAGGTCGCCATAGCAACGGTTCTGATACAAATATCCGTCTGCCGTCCTTGAATCCGTTCCTGGGGTAAACAGCTTGATATAGCTGTATTTATCCCGGCATACCACGCAGGATGTATGAATCAGAATCCAGTTAATCTGCTTAGCATCAGCGGCAGCCACGCATCCTGTAGTGAAGTCATACTTAGTCTTCATCCTGGCTGCCGGAACCATCTTTATGGTCACATCATCCAGGCTATGCACTTTGCGGTTGATTGTGGACGGGGACGTAACGGTCATGACCCTCTGGAGCCCTTCTGCCTCCTTCACAGTCTTATTCATGGTCGGGGTGACATACAGCATTCTCCCTTCCTCCGGGACACCGGCCTCATCCATTCTCGCCATCTCTTCATCAAAGGCTTCCAGGAAGTTGGCTGCCGTAATCACATCAGTACTGATACGGCCTGAATAGGTGGTCAGCTCTGCATGAAGCTTGGAATAGCGGTAGGAATCTTTTTCCGGGATGGCCTGTTCGGCCTCAAACGTGTTCTGTATGTTTGCCACGGATAAGGTCAGGTTTGTTTCGTCAATGTCCATGGGGTCAATCCAGAACTCCACATCCCTGTCGTGTTCCAGTTTCTTTGCCTCCCAGTCATTACTAAGCGTTCCTGAGTTAAAGCCTGGTGTCCGGGTATGGTCTTTGTACCCGGTCACTGCCATCCTCGGAAGCTTGATGGTCTGGGCGTTAATGAATTTCACCTGCTGGTTGCTCTGTGTCAGTGCGTCAGAGCATAACTCCTTTGCATATTTCTGCTGCAAGAGCTGGGTGAAAGTTGTTGCATAATCATATACTGCCATTTCTTAGTCCTCTCTTTCTTTAAAGTCCGAACGCCTTTTTAAGGGCGTCATCTGTTGTCTGCGTCTGCTGTTGCCCACTGGCTGCTCCCACCTGGATGAATCCGGTGGAGCCTGATGCCTGGGGTTTCAGCGCTGGCACGTCCTCAAGTACTTTGTTCAGAGCCGCCTTAAGCGCCTCATCGTCGATTCTCCCATCCTGCCCCATGACCTGGCTTAAGTCGGCCATCTTAAGGACATAAGGGATTGTCTTAGCGTCAATTCCCAGGGATACTGCCGCCATGGTGGCTGCGCTGTCAATCATGGCCTTTTGGGCCACTACCTGGGCCTGAGTGAGCTGCTGCTGGATTGTGCCTACATCTGGCTGCTGGGCCGCCTTCTGCTGCTTAAATGTGGCAATTGCCTGCTCCATTTCTTCCTGGCTGAGCCCCTGCTGCTTGAAGTAGGCTTTCAGGGCCGTGTCCTCCTTAGCGGCCAGAGTCCCGTCCAGCATCTGCTGTATTTTAGCATAATCAATTGCAGGGGATGCCTGCTGCCCTGTTTGGGTCTGTGTCTGCTGCTGATTCTGACCTCCTGCCGGCGGCTCAGCCCCTCCCGCTCCAGCTGCGGGCTCAGCAAATAACTGTAAGTTCATACGTTTCATAATCCATACCTCCATTTTAAGGGTGTCACCCTGTAATTTTTATTGCATCCATTATCATCAGTGTCACTGGCCACGCAACAGTTTAAAGCCTTGCTCGTGTTTGGGCGTAAAAATAGCACCCAGGATAGTCCTGCGTGCTTAACATAATCTACAACCAGTCCGTTTCATGTCTCTCGTTACAGCCTTAGTGATTTCGTCTACATCCAGATGTGCTGTAACATCCGTGGAAACTTTCGTCACGGCCGGCTCGTAAGTTGCAAGGAAGATATCCGGCTTACACGGATATATCTCCCCAGCTACACCACGGATAATGTAATCCCCCACACTGGCCTCATGTACACCTTCCAGAGTCCGAATCATGAATTTCACATCCGGTGTCCCTGCATTTTCAAACCACGCCATCTTGCTTTTGATAGCCTCGATAATCCATTCAGGGTCATCCTCCTGCTCTGGTCCTCCTATCCACTGGAATGCCTCAATTACCACTGGTCTTTTCCTGTACTTCATTCTTGCTCCTTCCTGTTGCGATATCGCAACAAATAAAATACCACCGGCCATTACTGACTGGTGGTATTAAATATTCAACACATCGAACATATCTCGTTTTTCCGTTAAGCACTTTCTCAGAAGATTCACATACTCATCATGGTCTGAAATTTCTATCTCAATATCCCCATTTGGGTCATATCCAAATAGTTTCCTATACCCCTCCCTAAGCCTTAACAATTCTTCACTTTTGGGGCCATAATACATTACGTATCCACCTCCTTCAAAACGTTCAACACCTTTTCATACGTGCCTGGCAATAAATCCTTTAACATTTCTAAATCCTTTGGATGGTTCTGGTACAGGGACCTTCCAATCTGGGCCCACGCCTCGCGTTCCACGTTAAGCGGTATATCCCAATATCCCGGTTTATGATGCCCATATCCCATATCAATCTCACCGTAGGATAAACCATGCAGGATATCAGACAATCCTCGATGCTCCTCTTTTATAACCTTATTCCCCAGCTCCGTGATTTCAAATTCATCTGGATAAAGTGATTGTATCATACTCTCAATATCATTTCCATATCCAGCAGCCCGATTTATTAACAGTTCTGAATCTGCCTCCAGGGTATTAAGGAGTGCCCGACCTCTTGATATACCGATTCTATCATCCATCTCATGAAACAACTCATGTGCAATGGTCCTGTCGTCAGCGGAGCTCCCAACCATGACCATCTTTTTCGCTTCATCGTACCGGGAGTTCGGTTTATCCCACTTTCTCAACCCTACCCTGCTTAATGACTTTGAAAGGGTGTTCTTTACATTTTCATTAGGGTTGCTCTGGATTCCTTCTTCAAGGTTCTCATTTATGGATACCAATTCAGAATCTGGCTTAGTGAATATACCTTTAATCCTGTCAAATATATCACCTTCATACTTCCTATCCCACTTCTGTTTTTTCAACTTGTACTGCTTTTTATTGTCCTTATCCAAAGAATATTCCGCCAGCCGCCCATACTTCTCCGCCTGCCTCTTTGCATACTGCTGCTCAGCTTCCTGCTTATTGGCCTGACCGACCGCCTCCAGTTCCCTCTCAGTCCAGGAATCGTCCGCCGTGGAGATGCCGGGGAAGTATGTTGTGTGGCTGTCCTTACATCTGGGATGATACAGGCCGGCCGCAATAGCCTTACTCATTAGGGGATATGGACCGTCTGACTTCTTCCCGCCAGACCAGACATCATCAATCAGGACTTTGCCTACAAAAGGCAGGCACTTCGGACACGGGTTCCCACGTTTGGCCATGATGACCGTGGTAATTCCCCATTCCTGCCGCTTCTCACCCTCGCCCTGTAGATAGGCCCGCTTGGATGCCGTCCGGATGGCCATATCCGCGTAGTCTGCCAGAGTATGGCGGGCTCCGTTGGCATACTCCATACAGTTTAGTCCTCTGGTAAGCATGTCCTTGGTAGCCATGTCCACGGCCTTCTCATAGGTCCCGGCGCCGGTATTGGCATAGACCTGGGCATTAAAGATGGCCTTCCGGTACTGGTCATCAGCCATCCGGAGGACCGCTGTCTCCGCGCGTTCCATGTCGTTGGTAGTAGCTTTGATAAGGGCCTCCAGTTTCCGGTCATTCAGCCGGAAGAACTCTGCCGTGGCTCCCTGGCTGATTTTCCTGGCAGGAAATCCTTTTCTGATGGCATTGAGTATCTTGATTTCCTGCTGCATGTTTCCGGCCTGTCTGGCCTGTCTGATAAGCTCACCCATCTCCTTGTTTAAGTCCTGGAACTGCTTTCCATACCGCTTTTGGTTGTCCTTCTTGTACTTTTCCAGAGCTTTCATCTGTTCCGTCTGCCACATGGACCACTCAATACCCTCCTCGGTTTCCTCGGCCCGGTGCCGGTCCATGTTGCGTATCATAGACTTGATAAGCTCATCTTCAACGACTCGGAAAGCAGCTCCTATATCATACTCATTCAGGGCAATCACCTCCCATTTGCGTAGACCTTGTAACCGCCGGACTTAAACTGCCGTATCAACGCCTTAAGCTGGGTCACGCTGCTGCAATTATCGCAACGTAGCTCCGCATACCCCTGTTTCTCAATGGCGTATATTCCCAATGGCACCTGTTCCTTTGCCACCTGCAGCAGCCCCTGGTACTCCTTCTGGTTCATCTGGTATAGGCGGTTCATTACCTTGACTTCCATACGGTTCCCCTCCCTCTATGTTCAGCTGAAAGCCGCCAGCTGCCGTATTGATTCCGGGTTCCTCCACTTCCGCAATGCCCTGCTCCGCTTTCAGACGCGCTATCTCCTCTTGTTTCCATGCATCGTCCTTGCTATCCCCATACAGCTCCTCCACTTGGGCCTCTATGCTCATCATTGGGACGCCTGGTCGGGCCTTGGACAGGGTCTCCACCTGGCTTTCAAAGGACGGGTTTGCATACTCACCGAAGGAGATGTCTACTTTGACTTCCTCTACCCCTTTGCCGTTCAGAATATTGTAGGCGTTGATTGCGACACTCACCAACTCCGGAAGAGTCTCCTGCAGAGCCTCCACAATAGCATTCCGGGTGTACAGGGTAGCTTTTTCCTTTTCGCGCTGCGCTTCAGCGTTGTCCAACTTCTTGACATCAATCCCCAAGGTACTGGGGCTTATTACGCCCTGCAGACACAAATCCAGTGCGGTACAGTAGGAGGCCAGGTAACTGTCATGGGGGATGGTTGGCTGTTCCGTGTTGACCTTGTTATCAGCCTTTTCGGACATATCGTTGTCTGAGGCAAAGTAACGGTTGTCAAATGGATTTGGCCGGATGACCTGCCCCGTCTCAGGGTCATGTGGCACCAGGCAGTCCGGTATATACGTCTTAGCCCTGCCGGCACGTAGTGCATCCATCCACTGGGACCAGACCTCGTCAAAGGCGTCAAAACTGTCCAGCTTACCATCAAAGATACTGCCACCACGCCCCTCGTATTTGGTGGACTCATACACCTGCAAGGGCACAGCCAGGATGATGTTATCATCAAACTTCGTGTCCTTGATGCCCTTGGTGGCGTCGATAGCATTAAGGGGCACTGGCGTATCACCCTTATACATCTCGTTATGGATGTAACCATATCCATAATGCTCATACAGGACATACTGCCGGTGGTTCGCCTTATATGGCGTCTTGAATATGACTTCCTTCACCCGGTCCCGATTCCGGACAATCTCAACCCTCTCCCCTGGATACCACTCCAGGATGGGGTATTCACTGACCGCTGTGTCAATTGTGACCTTGAAGGCACCATCACCGATGTACAGGACCTCCTTCAAGGCCTTCTCCATCTTACGAATGAACTTATTATTCTTTGCAATGTCCTCCCAGAGCTGGCGGTGCTGGTCATTATCCGCAAAGTCAAAATCATTCATATCATCCAGGACGATGCCGGACAGGATACGGACAATCAGACCGGGGAGGCCGGTATGTATCTTGCGCATTTCCATGCCTGGTGTACACTTGCAGGCCCAGAACTTATATTTATCGGCATACTCCGGGGCCTGCTGGTACATCTGCTCCAGCTCGTTACCATCGCCACGGTACCAGATACGGTTCCGGATGGCATTGGCCTCAAAGTCCAGGACCTCATTAATCTGGATGTAGTTCCCGCTTGCCGGTACCACATTCAGCCAGCTGCGGATACCCCGCTTGATTGTCTCATTCATATTGTTCAGCCACCTCATCTCTTCTCAGCCTCCTCAAATCCAATCAGGTTCCGGTATGGTATCCACGCATACTGATTGGCATTAATGGTATGGTCGTTCCTGTCCTCCGGCTTGTCCTTCTCATCATCCCAACTGTACCGGTCCAATTCGGACAGATGCTCCACGCATGTATCCACTACCAGGTAACACCCCTGCTGTATCCAGCCCAGCTGCAGGTTGATACGGTCTATGATTTCGAGCTTCTTATACGCGTCCCAGAAGTTATACAGGCAGCCTTTAAGCCGCTTGTACTTGCGTAGCTCCGTGATGGTCGCCTGGTCTGCATTGTCTATATAGACATCCTTTGCAAACCCCCATTCCTTCCGGCACTGCTCCAGAAAGGCCACCAACTTGACTGCCGTATCACTGGGCGCCAATGGGACATCCAGTTTGGCGTTGTTATAGACCTTCTCGGCCAGGGTGACAAGTTTCCGGTCCTCCGTGATACCCTGGAATATCATTGCTATCGTATCCGGGGACTTGGAGGAATAGGACGTATCCAGGGCGGCAGTGAACTTCTTGAATTTCAGCTCCTTCGCCTGCTGGACCGTGATGGCATGCTTGGACCGCTCAAAGTTGGAGAAAATAAGGCCGGTTGCCTTACCGCGCAGGCCTTGAATCTTATTCTTCCAGATTTTCGTGCCCTTCGGGGTATTGGTCATTATCTGTTCCAACTTTTCCTTGGACAGGCCCAGGTTATGGGCAAAAGAAAAGAACCAATGCACCCAGCCGGGTTTTGGTTCCTCTTGCAATTCATCCATTATCTCTTTTGGTGTTTCATCCTCCCACTCTGGGAGCGGCCTGGAGCAATTAATGTACTCTTTATACACATCCAGGCCTGGGTCATCCGGATTGAGCGTGGCCATTAAATAATCGCTCCGCATGGCAGCCTCACGCACAAACTCTATGTCCGCCGTGTTAATCTCGTCGATGTACAGGCATCCGTACTGACCACCCAAGGCATCCTTCCACTTACGTTTATTGCCATAGCCAACCACAAAAATAATCTTATCACCGCTGGATGTGTGGAAGAGGATATGGGGCATGTTATAGCCGCCACCGCCATTGCCTTTGTACTCCACCAGGATGCCGAAGTCATCCAGAATGCCCAGGTCCTTTTGAATGATGTTCTTTTCAGCAGCGCCGGTGTCATCTGCAGCCAGGATGTGGAGCTTCTTAGGAGATTCAGCTACCTTAAGCATGAACTTGAACAGCCCCACTGTGGTCTTTCCGGCCGCCGTGGTACCCTCTAGGAACTCCACTGGGGCATTGCAACGCAGGAACGCCTTATACTTATCAGACAGCAACAATCTCTCCACACTCATTAGCCACCACCCTGCATTTGCTGAAGAAGGTCATCCAGTTTGGTCTTTTCGGCATCAAGGCCGCCAGACAACTCCACCTTGTCCTTAAACATGCCCAGGTGCCGCCCCAGGAGCTCCAGGGCCTTAAGCTTATCAGACAATTTATATTTTTTGATATATCCAACAAATTCCTTATCCTCTCCAGTCCCCTCATAAACGTCCATTACTTCTAAGCCGGCAATACACGCTGCCGTTTCATTATCCAGGCCAGTAATATCCAGCGGTTTTCCGCTATCGTCAAACAGTTTCCTGATGTCGAAGAACCCCAATTTTGCCAGTTCCTTAAGAACCATGTCCTGGGTAATCTCTGTACGCTTCTCGCGTTCCTTCATACGTTCATCGATATAGGACGCTACGTTAGTATTTGTTAGTAATTTACTTCCATTTACTCTTGCAGATTCGTCCTTCTTGACCTTTGGATACGCCACCTTGTAAGCCCTGGTGGCATTAAGGTCAATTAGGTATTCATCTGCAAATATTTTCTGTTTTGGCGTTAATGCCATCTGACTCACCTTCTTTCATGCCATAAAGAAAGCACCTGCAGGTATCCGCAGATGCAAAAAATCTTATAAAATATTCATATTCTGCTTGACCAGCACGTAAATTCGTGCTATAATTATATTATCAAAAGAAAGGAGGAACGCAAATGAATGAATCGGTCAGCGAGATAATCAAAGACCTCTCAGAAGCACTACTCGCAATCGTCACCGCCATCTGCCTGATAGTAAAGACGAAACGAGATAGTAAATCCAAAAGGTCTAAGAAAAAGCGAAAGTAAGGTTTGGGGCTTCGGCCCCTTCCTTCTTCATATATAGTATACCACATTCATTTGCTGAAATAAACATGAAACTTTACCGTACAATATTGATAGTACTCACTGTACTTTTCCTCTATGAAGGGTTCAATGGTGAATTTGCCGCACCAACCCTGTTTGATTGGATTAAATGGGCTGCATGGCTTTTCTGCTCCATCACCTACATCATATGCTCCAGGAGGAACAAACGATGCGATTAAAGGAAATACGAACTGAAAAAGGGTTATCTGTCCCAAAACTTGTTGAACTGTCCGGCGTTCCCCGTCGTACCATCCAGGACCTGGAGGCTCGGGGAGACGGCAGGGTATCAACGGCAATCAAACTGGCGGATGCCCTGGGCGTCACGCTGGATGAACTCTGTAGGGATGAGGCGGCCGATTAGGCTGCCTTTCCTTTGTTTGTTTTGGGGATGTAAAAGAGACGGCCCAAGCTATCTCTTAATCAACTGTTTTATCCGGGAATGGTACCTCAAAAGCCACCGTCCCTTTATCCAAAATATATGTGTTAAAATTAACCGTTCCATACTGTCTTGATTTATATTGTGCAAATTTATATGAAACTAGAATCAATACCACAGATAATAGCACCACTCCCAAAAATGCTAAGATTCTATTTTCTGGTGCTTCTCCAAAAACACTTATCAAATAGCCAAGAATCAGATAGTAAAAAGCGAGTTTATTTATCCATACATTTTTTGCTATTTCAATTAGCTCCTCATAATCGCGTAGTGTTCCATCAGGAAATACAAATACACCTCTGTGCTGCGTGCAGAACCTTGATATTATCGCCTTCTTCGTTATTTTAGTGTTCCCCAAAAGCAATAATACTCCTGCTGTTAATTGAAATGTAACTGAAATTATGTAAACAACTTGTAACGCATTCATAGTCATTGAAATATTACCAGCTGTAGCACTAGAAACCGTTGCCATAAAAATCTCCCTCCCCATCTTCTTCATCATACATCAAAATCTGACAAAAGAAAATCCCCCCGCTGTACTTTCTGGGATTTTAAAAGGAGGCCCCTTAGGTTATTTTTAGGTCAAAACAATTTTATTTACAAAAATCCAGATTTTTTTCAATAAAAACTATAATTTTTCTTTCTATATCTTCCATATCTTTAAATATACTTTTTTTTAATTCATTAATTTTATCATGATTGATTTTATGCAACATATTTGGTTCAATCTCAGAACATTTTGATATATGATATAGCATGTGCATTAACAATCCAATGCTATTTCTCAACTCACCAATTCCGAAATAATTAGAATCTTTTTCCCGTATAGATAACTGAATGCTTATGATGCTTTCTATTCGCATCTCTTTTCTGTTAGATTCTCTCGCTCTATTTCGAATCTCTAAATCACCCGTTTTAGTATACTCTACTGTTTCAGCAATTAACCAATTTGTATTTTCTTTCAGTATTGCAAATTGTTCAACAATATAATTACAAAACTGAATTTTTTCTTTTTTAATTTCTTTTAAACGCTCAATTTCTAATACTCTTTCCTGATTCTCTCTGCTGTCTTGGAAAGATTTAAACATAACATAGAGCGTAATGACTCCCCCAACAATGGCACCTAAATATCCACCCCAAAATCCTGCCCAATCATTATTTCCACCCATGGGTAGCACTGGGATGGTCGATAATGCGTATGTGGCACTTGGAATTATTATGACCATTATAACCCCTGCAATAATTAGTTTCTTTATGTTTAATTTTATCCATTCTATCACCGAAATAGCTACCTCCACCTATTTTCTTTCATCATACTCCATAAACCGACAAAAGAAAAGCCCCAGCATAGAAAGGGAGGCCCTGCCAGTCTAGGTTTCACCCAGCAAGGACAATAAGGAAAGGCCCGCCGTTTCCGGTAGGCCCAATTTCATAATCCTATTATATCATGTTTTTTCAAAATGTTTTCCATCCGTTTTCCATCATTTACGGATTGTCTATCAGACGTTCCGGGTGCGCCCGTTCAAATGCCATCAGGGCCTCCCCGTGTTTATTAATGATGTACTTGTATGTATACCCCATGTCGCAGGCTATTTGGGTAAAGTTCCTCTCATTACGGACATATCGTCGGTACAGAATGTCAATAAAAAGACTATCATTTATATCATGTATCTCGTCAATCAGCCTATGCTTCAACTCCATGTACTGTATTATACGGTTTTCTATATCTTCCTCCAGACTTACCACCCTTAACGCCTGTGCCTCTGTTTGGTTCCCTTGGGCACTGCCAAATGAAGTCTGCACATTTTCCACTTCACTTCCATTTTTCTTGGCATGTATCCCTTGGGTTCCCCTTGCCTCCCTTAATTCCTGTTTCTTATGCTTTATCTTTTGGTCCAGTACCCCTAACTGACTTAAGTACTCCTTAGCTGTCATCTACTCCCGCCTTTCCCTACAATTCTCTGGCCAGCTGATTCAGCTCCGCCCTGGCCTGGACAATTCGTCTCTTGATGGATTCCTTCGTGTTGTACTGCTCAGAGTTGCCGTACATAGGCGGATATCCGTTCTTGTTCTCAAAGGTCTCATATTCTTTAATGCTGTCCACCAGGGTGTTTACCATGCTCTGTACCATCATAATCCTGTTTATCTTCTTCATAATCGCTTCTTCCTTTCTTCTTAGGGTGCCAAGTTCTCTCATTTTTCCTGAAAAAATCTCTCATAATCGCACCAGGCTCTCAGTCTTTTCATTAGTAGCGAGCCTTAAAAAGCCCTTATTCTATGCGGGTTTACGGTCATGTTCTCGCATTCTCGCATGGATTTCTGTTTTAAGGAGCTATATATTAATACTGCGTGTGTAAGGCATGTCCCGCCATGTAATATAAAATGTATATATGTCTCTATAACAGATATATATGTGAGATTGCGAGACTCATAGTGAAAACCCTTATAAACTCTACACTTTTTTAGTCTCGCATAGTTCTCGCATTCTCGCTTTTTGCCACTTTTATGCCAATTAATCTCGCATTTTTTCATTAAACGGGTCATCAAGGCCAGTATAATCCTCATATTCTTCAAAGGATTTAGGCTGTTGAAGGATAATCTTCACATACCTGGCCCTTGTCTTTTTTCCTGCAACAGTCGTTAAAGAAGCATACCTTCCGTCGCTTGCACGTTCCAGATATCCAGAAACTGACCACTCTTTCTTGACCGCATCAAAATTAAAATCGTTCTCCTCCAATACCTGCATCAGCTCAAACTGGTTAAACATGCAATGGTCTGGCGCTATTTTTCCCAAAATCTTATTACTGTACATTGGGTCGAATAGATTCTCATTCGCAGCAATCCAGTCAATGATGAACTGATATGCTCTCTCGGCCTGAGACACCTCTGCCTCCCTTTTAAGGAATCCCATCCCTTCTAGCAGGTCAACGGCCTTCTCCCCTGGGAACAGGCATTCCCCGGCCAGCTGGTCCGCCAGGAGGATACAGGCGAGGCTCTGCACCTGCTTTCCCGTGCTCTGTGCCAGGATGGACAGTTTTTGGCAAAGGCTTTTGTGCCGTCTTATCAGTTCCGCGTCCGGAATCCCCTGAACATGCTGTACGAACTTCTCTCCTGCATGTCCATTATGTTCTCTGACAGTCTCCAGGACATGCGCAAAGTCTGTAAATAACGGATTATCAATCTCCAGTTCAATCACGCGGTTGACTGCGCCGGCCCCAGATTGTTCTCCCACAATCGGCTGCTCCCCATTAAAAAACGACACATTCTCCCAGGTCTTCCGGTCCTTCTCGCTACTGTTCCTCGACAGCCTTCCTCTCTCCTTTCCCTCCGTCATCGCATAAATCAACTTCTCCAGGCTCCCCCTTGAAAGCTGCGTCTCATCCACGAAAACCGGAAGGCTCTTCATGAGGGCCGCACGGCTTGTACAATAATTAATGGTAGAATCCACGGACAGAATAAGCTCGTCCGGAATCCCCCAGATGGAGGCCGCCACCATGAAGGCAACGGTCTTTCCCGTTCCAGAGGCTCCCCAGAGATGAAGTACAAAACACAGGCAGTTGATTTTCTTAATCAGGATGGAAGCCAGACTTGCGTCCATCAGCAGCCGTACAAATAGGTTCTTCCTATATTCCATACACTCCTTCTGCCAGATATCAAATGAACCGTGGGGGCCTACGGCCTGCACGGTTTTTACCTGCGCATTATCACCATCAAACACGATGTCCTTGACGTAGGGAAAGAACTGCTTCCCAATCCATCCGAAATGGGACACGGCCTTCGTAACCGGCAGGCTGTCTTCGTTTATCCTGTACATGTCAGATATGTAATTAACAAGATTCTTTGCCTTCTGGTCGTTGACGACCACTCCCAGGTTAGCAAGCGTGACAATCTTAGTCTTGGAGCAGCATACTGCCGGTTCCACCTTGATATCCTTCCACATGAATTTTCCGTACCTCCTGACGCTGAATGCTATGTCATACTTCTGTTCTCCGGTCTCTATATTCTCCGTAATACCTATGGGAAGAATCTGCTGGTAGGAAACATCTATGAGAATCGGCGGGTCTGTATCCTTCTTGCCCAGCACCCACTTATACACACCTTTCTCATTGCATATCCAGTCCTCGCATCTAAGCTGCATGGGAGCATCCACAAACTGAGTTATTCCTTCTTTAGGTGGCAGGGCCTTCCCTGAATATGGAGCCGTGGACTTCTGGTACTTAAGGGCACTCTCCACTTTCTGTTCAACCTCTTTATCCGTCATAGGCGGGACACATCTGGTCTCGTTCTCCTTCATTGCCGCAGCCATGATAGCCTCATTTGACAATCCTTTGGCCTGTAAGCTGCAGGCCAGGCGGAAGATGGTATTATCCCGGCTGCCTTCCGGTATTTCCTCTGGAACTGAAAAGGTTGACTTCTTTTTCTTTTCAGGCCTAACAAAATCAATGAACTCATAAACAAGGTCATTTGCCTGTTCTAAGACAAATTCATCCGGGGCCTGTTCCCATTCATACCGATTACCATTTTCATGTATACTGGGTGGCGCCACGAAGTAACCGCCGTCCCCGCGTATGTCAACTGCTTTTTCATCATTTGTGCTGCAAAGTATTTCCCTATCCGCTCTATAAAGAAGGTGATACCCGCCTCTACCGGTTATCGTCCGACATGTATCTAGCAGTTGCCCCTGCTCTGCTTCCCAGTCCCTTAAAGTCTCGTTGCCATACTTTCCTTTTTCCTTGTCAATATCCAAATCAATGACAATAAGTCCGCCGCTAACTTGGCCAGTTGCTATTCCAATGTTATAATTCGGATTCTTCTTCCACCACTTGTCAATCTGGTTAAAATCCGTTGTGGCATCCTGAAATCCGTGTTGTGTGGCAGGATTCTTGGATTTCGGAACCAAGGGGAACACTGCCATCCCCATCTTCGCATAAGCCAGCGCATATTGTCTTAAACTATAGTCTTCCGACATCCTTTACCTGCCCTCCATTTAAAAGTATGATAAGACTTCCTTAGTCATTTTATATTCTATTTTTCTCAATTTCATCCGATTCAAAATTAACCCCTCCTTTCCGGGCGGAGGTTGGTCAGAAAGCTCCGCCCTGTGAGTCCAACACCTCATGCATTCATATCGTGACATATTATAAGCATGTGTTGGGTTTGAATTAACCAGTTGCTGTATGTAAAGGCTTGCGCCGTTACACCAAAACAAATGCACATAAACATTATGATATGATTTTTAAAATTGTTAACCAAATCTGTAATATTTTAATCTATTGCCCCATAGATAAAGGGCAAATACAAGAGTCCCATAATGTCGTCAAACACTCTTGACTGTATCTGGTGGTATATTAACAACTCCAATCCCTGCCATACCAGCGCAAGTATCATATACCACCAGCACGTTTTCAGAATCCTATCCATATTTTTACCTTCCTAAAATTTCAGTTTTGTGGAACAAATGGCTCCGGGCAATAGTATGGCTGCCATGCGACAACCACTTCATTCCATGCATCTTCATGGGGCCAGTTAGGACTCCAAAACATTTTCACTGTGGTCACACTACCGTCTAAATGTCTCATTGTAACCCAATAGTCTCCTGGTTTATCCGGCAACCGCTCCGCTACCGGAGTCCATCCGCCACTCTCATCCCTTACAACCTGATTGGCAACTGCGTTCGATATGTATCTGGTCACATCGTTATTGGTATGTCCAACCTCCCACATCACCTTGCGCATTGCCTCATCTCTAATCTGCTTTTCTGTCATTTTCGTCCTCCAAATTTTAATTCTGGTGTGCAAACAGCCACCATAATACCACCCGATATCTCCTTTTTATATACCTCTTCAATAATAGATGACTGGTCGAGAAGGGTATCTCACGTTGTCAAAAAAAGCAAACTATGGTAAACTGAACATAATGAGCACATGAAAAATCAGATACCAATGGAGGGGAAAATAATGAAAAATGAATACTGCATAACGTGGAAACTGTATCAATCATGGGCGTTTGAAAATCTGCTCAAAGGAGCCCGGCTCGTATTTCTAATCTTTTGGTCCCTATTCGGCCTGATTTTACTCTGGTTAGGTCTTTCTGGCGGATTTAATATATTTTTTATAATCCTTACCATCTATTGCTTTTATCGCGCATTTTTAAGGAATTTTTTATTTGTCAAAAGGCAATATCAACTCCTGGCAAAATCATACGGAAAGGAAAATTGGACCAGGACAATTACCTTCGAGGACGAATGCATATTATTGACAGAAGGCCCAATGTCCTTCCAATACCAATATGCAGACCTTGTGAATATTCGGGAGAGTGATAATAAAATATGGTTAATTTTTAATAATAAGACCGTAATCAGGCTCTATAAGAACGCGTTTGTTGACTCTGACTGGGCAGAATGTAAGGCCTTTTTATCAGCCAAACGCCTTGAAACAGCTGGAGAACAAACGCCGAATCATACAGAGAAAAAAGAGGACGCTTGATTACGCAATAAAATTCTAAGTTAACTTATCAAAATAACGATTTTGTTTGCTTAATTTCACCTGAAGGTTTCCACATTCCGGACAGTACATAACATTTCCAACCATTTCATATAGTCCGGAATCAGGGTTAAAATCATCCAGGACAACCAATCACTCGCCATACCCATTTGAATTATAGGTAACGGCCCTCATGTCGGCCCCGCAAAATTTGCACCTCATTCTGCTGCCCTCGAAACCGGCCCCTTCACGAATATCACCGGCGCCCAGTGGTCCGTCTTATACTGCACCGCGCGTCGTACCTTCGGCAGGGTAAGGGCGGCCCCATCCATAAGATACCGGAGTGGATGCGCCGGCTCCCGGTGGACCACTCCCTCATGCAACAGCTCCGTCATCAGGTCAAAGGCTTCCGCATTCCAGCCACTCCAGAACACCACATGTTCACAGACATCCGAACAGGACAGCAGTTCTCCTTTGTAGTCATAGCCCTTCTCCTCAAACAGCCACTGCAGTTCTGCATAGCTGGCCGAGTCATTCTTGTTTATATAGTCCACCACAATTTTCTTTATCTCTTCTTTATTCATGTTGTTCTCCCTTCTGTTGCGATATCGCAACTTTCACCCTTATCTTATCCAGCAGCTCCATGTGTTTCTCCCGCCTTCGTTCCTCTATATCCATGGACTCAGCCATACTGATAGCTGCCCTTTCGGTACTGCTGGTCCACGTCCTGTTAAAGCTATCAATGCCGCCTTCATAGATTCCCACTCCCGGAAGGAATGGGCGCAGCTGCTTGGCGGTTCTGGGCTTCCGTAATTCCCGCAATGCTTTCGCATGTGTCTGCCTCACGGCCTCTGCAGTGACTCCATATGTTTTTCCGATTTCAGCCAGGGTCATGTCCTGCTGGTACCGTTTCCGTATCACTTCCGGCTGCCGGTCCGGAAGAGCATCCACACATCCCCACAAGGTATCCTTAAGCTGCCCGTCCTGGATTTGTTCTACGACCTCTCCCTCTACATCCGTATCATCCCCAGTCAATTCTCCCACAGTGGCATCCTCGCTGCCTTCTATCCCCAGCACCGGGGCGTCCAAACTGCCCAGGTGAACCGCCCTTGCATTCTCCTTGATTTCCCAAACCTGCTCCAAAATAAGGTCCATTCCTGCTGCAATCTCAGTATCCGTGGGTTTCCTGCCATACTCCATCTTGAAAGATTGGCAAAACCGATTGTACTTCTGTATCTTTTCCAGGCAATGGACCGGCAGACGCAGGCAGCTCCCATTTACCTGCAGGTAACGTTGCATCCCCTGTCGGATGTAATACGCTGCATAGGTCAGGAATTTGAACCCCTGCCCAGGGTCATACTTTTCAATGGCTGCATGGAGGGCCAGGTACCCTTCCTGCTCCAGGTCCTCCACCTCTCCGCTGTTACAGTACTTTATGGCCACAGAATGAATGTAGTCCCTCACCTGCAGATAAAGCTGTTCCATGTTCTTCTGTACATCCTCTCCGGCCTTAATCTGTGCTACAAGCTGCTCGTTTGTCATGGCAGTCACCCACCCTTCCATTTTTGGCAACCAATATGCTTATGTAGATTCGCTGCAGAAACTTAAGGTCATCAACATCCTTTAATGCGCTCATGATGCTTTTCCTGCATTCCCGGGCAACTCCTTTTTTATCTTCTGCTGCCCTATGGCCGAGTTGCACCGGTGCAACTTCATCTACGTCGCCCGAGGTCATCTGCAACAGCTCTCTAAGCTCCTGTAACTCTTCCACGGCGCCGTTATAGCTTTCAAGCATCCGGTCATACTGTTCCTCTGAAATACACATCATTCTCTGCATGCTGCTGCCTCCTTCCTGCCAGCTTCCAGGCCTGCATAATATCCCCTGTTGGCCAAACTCACAATTGCCTCCGCCATCTCACGGTCTGTATCATCATGTTCCCCTATGGTCTTAAGCCATTTATCAACGAATTCTCCTTTATTAATTGGAAATGTCATATCTGCATACCTCCCTTACAAACACTATCTAAAACCTCTCGTAGTTCCCTGATTTTATTTAATAGGTCGAATACAATGTCATTTGCTATACCGGTCTTGATACCTGCATTGGTATAATACGGCGGCGATATCCTCCATAGTTCTCCTGTTCTTTCTATATCCCAATCGAAATACCCCTGTTTCACGTCGTCTACCATTACCTGAACTCTTTCTGCCAGAACTTCAATATCCAACAGTGCATTGTCAATCTCTATTATTGTGACATTCTCTTTATTTTCCACGTCAATCCTCTTCCCTTTCCGGCTCAGAGGTGCTATACTCTAGTTGGTTGAACTTTGGTATAGCGCCTCTGGGCCTATGCTCGTCCTTAACTAATTGGCGTTAGTTAGGGACTTTTTTTGTTTCACGTTTAAGCTTTTCAATATTCATCTTTCCACTTCCTGGCCAAGAATTTCCCTTATGACTGGGATTACGGTTTCAAAGTACACCCACGTATCTACTTCCTTGGATGAATGCTCGCTTTTGCTTCTTCGATACTCTCCGTATTCTTCTGTTTTTAAATTGTTCTCATTAGCAATCCTGCCAACTTTGTTGCCGGAAATATTGAACATTGCTCCTATCTCTCCCGCAGAATACACATTCCGCTCGCTCTTGGGGAGGGGAAGGAGCTTTTCACCGGAGAGTACCTCACTGGCTTTTGCTACGAGAATCGTTTTGTATGTACTGGACAACGTATCCACCTCTGCCAGTCGGAGATACGTCTGCGCCATCCGGCTCTTGGCATTCATCATCATAATTTCAGTTCGGTCTGACTTTTCCTGCTTCTCCCTCTTTTTGGAGAGGAAGGCTTCTGCCAGAACATCCTTGGCCTTTAACTGATACTGCACCAGTTTGTCAACCAGTTCCGGGTTGTTCTCCTTCATGGAGGGGGTGACTGTGATTTTCGCAATCCATAGAGGAACAAAATCATGGCGCAGGCATAAAACCTCCTGCTTCCCGCCTTTGGTAGGGAGGGTTAAATTTGACCCACCTTTGCTCAGTACCACATCTTTGCTGATTTTCTTTCTTTCATTTCTCATCTGGTCCTCGGTAAGCCCTAATCCATCGCACAGCCATTTCACCCCGGCCCAAACCTGCCCATCCTTGTCCTGCGCCGCCATAATCGCATCGCCGCATAAATCCACTTTCTTTACTACTAAATCATTCATATGTCTTTTCCCTTCTTTCATTTTTTAATCTCATGGTCATCATTGTACCAATAAAGGTACTTTAATAGAATCCACATTTGTACCAAAAATGGTACTTTATTTTTGTATACTTTTTGGTACTATATGTTATTGACTCCGTCTCTAAAGTATTGTATACTTATGTATACAAAAAGGAGGATTTACCATGCCTATTTCATATGATAAGCTGTTCAACCTCATGGAATCAAAAGGTATTAAAAAAATCGATTTAAGAACCACGTATCAATTCAACCCTAAAACTGTGGATAGCCTAACCAAAAACCGAAGCGTAACCGTTGATACAATAATGAAATTATGTGAAATTTTAAATTGTCAGCCAGGTGATATATTGGAGTACATTCCCGATGACAATATGCACCCCTCTATGTAGCGCCCCCATATCACACCGCCCTCCGCATCATCCTGTCATGAAGTTCATCCTGCGGACCGGGCTCATTACAGTAAACATGCAAATCTCCCAGAACATTCTCCCATTGTAGGAGAAGGAAGGACAGGTCCCAGTTCTGGTAGTCCCACAGGAGGCAGGCCACGTCCTGGGCATCCCCAATCGGTTTGTTTGCTGGTAAGCGGCTTAACCGGTCCATGGTATAGAAGTAATCCTTTGTTCCCCACTTCTCTCCGTCATATTCCTTCGTAACCGGGTACATCCTCAGCAGCTCCATTGGGGGCAGCCTGCCGATGGTATCCATGACCTGCTTAAGCTCCTGGTACCTGTTCTCTATCTCCAGGCAGGACTTATAAGCTTTTGCATGGTTGAACTCTGCATGATTCTCTTTTCCATAAACCTTAACAGCCAAGAATATGTATCGTGCCAGGTCAACTCCCTGTAGTCTTTCTATACAGCGGGTGCCGCCATGGATATCCGTAAAACGTCTCAGTGCCTTAGTATATTGCCCTTTGCTCTCCACATGTGGCACGATTCCTGCTGTATTCCAGCTCTTCCAGGATTCCTTGATGAAAGGTACCAGTATCTGAAGCGGACCGGGGAACATCCTTAACATCTGGATTACAAAGGCAGTCCGCCTTACCAGCTTACATATCCTGCCCGGTATTTTCCGGTTCTTTAACTCTGCCCTAAACAGCTCCGTGACGTCCTGCTCGTCGTCCTCTCCTACCTTATATACAAAGTTGTCCATAAGGCCAGCCTTAAGGTCTTTACTGCTTATCTTCCGTAAGGAATAGAGCATGTTGTTGACAGATACGGTCCAGTCACGGCACCCCTTGATGATTTCATGCATTTCATTCAGATATTCTGTCTGTAGGTATGCCTCCAATATCCCGCGGCAGGTCTCTATGCCATCGGCATCCACCTGTAACTTCCATGGGGATGGCTGAATCCGCAGGACATGTACTTTGTCCACCAGGCCTGCTGCCTCAATCCGGTCACAGCATGGCTTTGCATATAGCTCCATCCCGGCCTTGGACATTATTTTCTGAATATCGTACAGCATGTCCGGAACATAGGTCCCATCCTTAATATGACTCAATACCACTTCTTTGGTTTCTTTATCCATTGTCCTTACCTCTCCTATAACATCCTTATTAACTGGTCCACCTGCCAGCATTTGTACATATACAATACCGTCATCACCATCGTGATGATTGCCAGCGCCCGCTGCATTTTATCTGGCTCATTGTTACGTCTCATTCCTGTTTCTCCCCTTCCTCTGGACGCTCCAGTTTCTCACCGATTATCTTTTCTATCTTCGCAGGGTATATCCGGAACTCCCACATGGTCTTTCCGGTTTTCTCCGGCGGGATTGCCAATCCCAAGTCCAAAATACCTCTGCGCATGTAATTTCGAATCTTCGCTGGTTTCATTCCCAGGATAGGAGACGCTTCCTCAGGACTTAGCCACAGTCTTGCCATGACATCACCCTCCTTTCATTACCTTATATTCCGATACACTCTTTCACAGCGGATTTACGTTCTTACCGTTTACAACTGGATGGCTGCTGTGGATGGATGTAATTGTCAATGTTCTATTTTTTATACAGGACATGATTTACATGTCACGATATACAACCGTACACATCGTCTGCTTTCCTTTTGAATCTGTATAGGGAATCTTGGTGGGATAATAGTTTTCCTCCAACCACTCCCTAACCTTTTCAAGAACCGATGGCTTGTACTGGATGGTTACTCCATCATGACCATTCCTGCTGTAAGGTGTTGTTACAATCTCACTCTCAAGAATTGTCAGTTTCTGTAATATCGCACTTATTGCCTTGGTGTGTGGATTGCCTTTTTCTGAATAAGCCCCAACTGCTTCCGCAAGGCTTGTACAGTCATACAGCTCTGACATTGTTTCTTTATCTGTAAGAAGTGGTATCCTGATATCGTACCCGGCCTCAGCGTATATGCGTTTTGCCTCCACGGCTATGTACAGCGGGTCAACACCTGCCCTGCTAAAGATAGTGTCGATTGTCTTAACAGTCATGTTGACTGAGGCGCGGGATTCTTTCTTGGGTTTGTCCTGCTTCTCTTTCTTTTTAGTAAGAAATGCTTCTGCAAGCACATCCTTCGCCTTTGACTGATACTGCACCAGTTTGTTAACCAGTTCTGGATTATTCTCTTTCATGGAAGGAGTGACTGTAATCTTTGCAATCCACAGGGGCACAAAGTCATAGCGTAGGCACAACACATCCTTATTTGCGTTTCCTCTTCCCAAGGGATGAAATTTCGTCCCTTCACTTAACACCAAGTCTTCCTGCAATTTCTTTCGTTCACTCTTGCCCTGTCCTTCTGACAAACCAAGTCCATCGCACAGCCATTTCACCCCAGCCCATACCTGACCATCCTTGTCCTGTGCTGCCATAATCGCATCGCCGCATAAATCCACTTTCTTTACTACTAAATCATTCATCCTCTTTCTCCTCCTTTTCTGTCTTTTCACTATCCGCAAAGTACTCTACTGGTACGCCGAAGTATTTTGCTATGGCAAGTAACTTGTCAAACTTAGGAGTATACCTTCCCTTTTTCCAATTCGTTAAAGTAGCTGTTGATACTCCAGTTTCCCTCGAAACTCGATAGTCAGTTACTCCCTTCTTACTTTTTAAATCCAGATATTTTTGATACATTTTTAATGCACCTCCCTTCGTAAAATAATATTGACATTAACTTAGTTTTCTTATATAATCAAGTTACCGGCTAAATTAATAATGAAAACTAAGCTTTCTTTTGCTTAGCTATGATTACTAAGGTGTTTTTAGTATATATTAGTTTTCATAGCTTGCCAAGCATTAGTTTTAGTTTTCGTAGTTATTTTAAGAAAGAGGACTACGAGATGTACGAAAATTTTGAAGCACTGCTAAAAAAATATGGAGTAACCACATATCAGGTTGCTAAGGCCACAGGTATATCAACCGCTTCTTTTACTGGGTGGAAGCAAGGTAAGTGGAACTTCAAAGCAGATAAATTACAAAAAATTGCTGATTTCTTCGGTGTCCCATTATCTTACCTAATGACAGGTAAAATGGAAGAACCAGTAAAAGAGGTTACACTTACTGCTAAGGATGAGCGCGAAATTGGGAAGGATTTGGATAGAATCATGGATGAAATTGAAAAAGATATTGATGGACCATTGTATTACAATGGTGAACCCATTGATGATGAATCACTGGAACTGCTTCGGAAAGCCCTAGAACTTGGCCTCACAAAGTTGAAACAGGAAAATAAGGTTAAGTATAATCCTAACAAGAACAAAAAGAGGTAGCCGTATTGTCTGTTTCAAAGAAGGTGATCATATTGAATGATAGAATACGGAAAAAGGTGACCTATCTAATAAATAAGTTTGGCACTAACGACCCGTTAGAACTGGCCAGATACTTAAACATCAAAGTATTCTTTATGCCGTTAGGTAAAATAGCCGGATTTTACAAATACATGAAACATAACCGGTGTATTTACATAAATTCGGATATTGATGACAATGCTTTCCTTCGGGTCGTTGCAGCCCATGAACTGGGACACGCAGTATTTCACATGAAAGAAAACTGCACTTTTATGGGGGCGCATACTCTCCTGCTTACGTCCAGGGTAGAAAGGCAAGCCAATTTGTTTGCTGCACGCTTACTTATAACAGACGATCTATTATATGAATATGATGGATTTACAAGGGAACAGTTTTGTGATTGCACAGGATATCCAGAGGAATTGATTAATTTAAGATTAAAATAGCCGCTAGCTTTTTAATTAACGTTACAAAGGGGAGGAAAAGATATGTGGTTTTTAGATATGCTTCACGCATCTAAGCTAAAACTGGAGAACGAGGAACTTAAAAAAAGAATATCTGACTTGGGTTGCGATGAATATGAACAGGTTAAGGAGAAAATTAAAGACTTGGAGAATCAGCACACCCAGTATATGGAAAGTGCCCAGAAGGAATTAGATGCTCTTAATGAATCAATTGCTGATAACAACACGACTATATCTAAATTACGCGAAGAGATTTCCACCCTATCTACTAATAGTGATAAACTACAAAAGCAGCTTGGCACTCAAACAAGAAAGCTGCAACGCTCGAAGGAACTATATAAAAGCGTAGATTATTGCATCACTAACTTTCTTGATAGCACCGGAACTGAGCGATTGTCCGCAATACAAGAAATAGAGTATGACGAACTTTCCCCCAGTGTTATTTTGAAATTACATTGTATGGACGTAAAGGATTTGCGAAAAGCTTATAAAAATAATGATAAGCTGATAATCAAGTACTCACAGCATATGCTTCCAGATATACAACAAAAGCAAACAGAACTATTTATCAGCTTATGGTCATCGCTCTTCGTGCAGAATTGCAAAATATTTTATACGATTTAAAGTATGAAAAACTAGAGCAGGCAATCGAAAATGTTAAAATTGTAACTGCGAAATATTTAAAAATTGCTGGAGAAGGAAATCAAAACATAGTTGGTACGCTCACAAAATTCATTGGAGAAATTGAGTATTTATTTATTGATGCTGTAAAAATTGAATATAATTATTATGTAAAGAAAGAACAGGCACGACAAGAACAATTAGCTATAAAACAGCAAATGCGCGAAGAGGCCGAAGAGCGCCGGTTGTTAGAGCAGCAACGCAAAAAAATCGAACAAGAGGAAACTAAATACCAGAGCGAAATTGATAAAGCAAATGAAGCCTTGTCCATTGCAACTGATGATAAACAAATTGAAGATTTGAAACGCAAAATTCTTGAATTACAAGGACAACTCTCCGATGTTGCCATAAAGAAAGAAGAAATTGCAAATCTACAGAACGGAAAAGCTGGCAATGTATATGTTATAAGTAATTTAGGTTCATTCGGGGAGAATATTTTTAAAATTGGAATGACACGAAGACTTAATCCTCAGGACCGTGTTGATGAGTTGGGTAGCGCCAGTGTTCCGTTCCGTTTTGATGTACATAGTTTTATTTTTTCAGATGACGCCGTTAGCTTGGAAAATAAGCTTCACACAATTCTAAATGAAAAACGTGTCAATAAGGTCAATCTGAGAAAGGAATTTTTCTATGCAACTTTGGAAGAACTGGAGTCACTAGTTACAGAATTAGATCCAACGGCTGAATTTAACAAAACAATGATTGCGGAGGAATTCCGTCAATCTCAATCGACCGATACTCCGTATACAAATGATTATGTCGCCAGTTACACTGATGACGATGATGAATAAAATTAAATCTGTAGTTTTTATAAATTATATGAGGAGGTTTTGTTATGAGAAAAATAAAATTATTACTTGCCACGATCACAATGTCCATAATTATGAGTAGCACTGCTATTGCTGGAACCTGGGCACAGGACACTACAGGGTGGTACTATCAAAATGATGATGGTACTTGCCCCACTAATCAATGGTTCCAAGACTATGACGGAAAATGGTACTACTTAAATGAGACTGGTTATATGCTCACAAATGGCACCGCTCCGGACGGCCGGATTGTAGGAACTGACGGGGCATGGATACAGCCAGTCAACGGAGAACCAAAGACTATATTGCGCGAGATAAACAATTGGGTTATTGGTGATATCTGGAATCACGGTTATTGTGACTTCAGCCATTATGAATACGATGGAAAAGATAGCACTGGTCGATCAATCGACATTGATTATTCACTCCAACTATTCAAAGATTCTTATAAGAAAAAAGCTGGATATGATGCTTACATTAATTCTCTTCCAGATGATTATACAGCATTAAAAACCGCCTGGAATAAATTAAGTAGTGAATCCGATAAATTATATAAACATTTTGAATCTGGCGTACTACAGACAGGAAATGACACCGATACAGCAATTTTTGTTCAATATAGAGAAGCATTTTCCAAGTGTGTTTCAGAGAAAAAATAATAAATAAGAAAAAAGTCCCAGGGGCTGCGAACTCTCCATGCTCCCGGGACCACCTCCTTAACAACATAATATATTTACCCGGGCAGCCAGTAGAGCGGCTGCGGCACCCGTCCTGAGTTTTGACAGGAGGGGATGCTTATGAGTACATATGAGGAATTGCAGTTAATTACATCCGTGGCATTACTAATCGTTGCAATCCTAACTTACACACATAAGAAATAGCCGCCCTGCTCCTGACAAAGTAGACGGCTATTCTTAGCTTAATATTGCGCCAGGACGGGGAGCCTTGACCTCCCTTACTGGCTGTCTTGTTAAGTATATTATACCAAATATACCGAAATTGTCAAATGTGAAAAGCGGCCCTGTTACCAGCAGGAACCGCCCTCACATAGATTCTCTTGCCGGACTGCTCCGGAAGATATTCTTTCACCCAAAGAAATTATATCATTCCCAGAGCGTCCTGGCAAGGGGCGTATTTTTTATACCCAAAATCGGTTGCGATATCGCAA